GGATAACCACCATATTCCGACACATATGTTAAAAACTTATCCATTATTATCTATGATATGCATTAGGTTCGTCATATTGTACCAATCCAGTATACTCTGATGATGAACGAATCTTTTCACCTAATCCGTCTACCATTGGTATTTCTAATTCTTGACATACTTTAAATTCAAAGATATTGTTCTGGTCTATTTGTCTATCTCCACCATTACAAAATATTAGTTCGTCCATTGGTTTCATTCGTTTAATCATACGAATAGTTTCACATACTGATTTATCTTTATCACAAGATAAGATTGCTTCATCAACCATATCTAAATGGTATACGATTTCTAATCTATCTGTTTCAATCATAAACTCATCAGCTTTTTTCAATAAACATTGTTCACGATTATTAACGATAACGATTAGTTCGTCTGCTAAATCCTTAGCCATTTTAAAGTATTCTATGTGTCCTACGTGTAGTGGGTCAAAGTATCCACTAACTATTGCTGTTTTTGTTCTTTTCATTTTTCTTGTCCTTCTTTCCAAATATTTTTTCCCAATTCTCATCATACTTCTTTTTGTTTGATGTTCTTGGTGCCGAACCTTTTGTGGTTCCGGAATCATATATTGATTTATTTTTCTTTGTCATTTAATATTTTGATTAAATTGTTTATTTCCATTGATACGTATGTTTTACTACGATTTCTTTTGAATACCAATAAAGGTATATGTGGACCAGCATTATCTTCTGCCTGTTCTAATGAACTCCATATATTAAGTTTTTCTTGGTTTTTACATTCCACCGAAAATGGAAATAATTTACGAGCTGCTGGTGATAATAGAACATCTTCACCAGAATCACCCATTGTTGTTGAGCGAACATCATCTGGTTCTAATTCTTTGAATGTTTCTAAGATTAAATCACGAACGTCGTTTTGTAACCTTTTACCTTTATTCTTAGCTGAACGAGTTTTCATACACTAATAAATATAAGATAAAACTTCTAAAATGAATTTTTTTTTATTTTAAGAAAATAAATGTGGTTTTTTTAAAAAAAGCACATATATATTATTGTAGGTAGGTAGGACGAAAAGGAAAAATACTATATACCAGTATTAAAAATCACCTTTCCACCTTTTTCGATATTCGTTTTTAGCCCATCTTTCAGCTTCTATTTCAAACTTATTATCATCATATCTATCTTTACCAAGAGCTATTTGTCTATTCATTTCCATTTCATATTCGTTTTTGTATTTACTTTTACCCTTATCTTTGGCATCCATTGCGTGTTTGATTTCGTGTAATACTGAAATGATGAAGTCGGACTTCTTACTATAACTTGTTCTAATTCTTATTTTGTTTCTATCAACATCATAATCACCTTTGAGTGACTTATCTGAAAAGTTAGTTTCTACAATCTTTATACCTGGTGGAATCTTTCTACTATAATGATTTATCAAGAACTCAGCAATTCTCAATGATTCTGTTTTTCCTAATGCTTCGTAAATATATTTTAAACTATTTTTCATTTAAATATTTCCTTAAATAATATATGTCCTCTGGCATTTCATCTTTTTGATAATACCCAAAGTCTGTGTGTTCGTGGTCGAGTGTTGGTGTTAGTTCGTGGTCTGATAAGTAATGAAACACATACATATAATTACCACCCTTTTCAATAGGTCTTTCTACTTTGTATAAGAACTTTGGTTCGTGTGGTAGTTCTAATTGTGTTTCTTCTTTTAATTCTCTTACCATAGATTCTCTTGGTGTTTCTCCTTTACGCATATGTCCTTTCGGTATAGAGTAATTACCCTCTGCTTTCTTTAATAATAATATTGTGTTAGCGTGTTCAATGATTACACCAGAAGTTGAATCTATATCGTCTGGGTGTTTTTCTAATAATGTTTCTAATTTAATCATTACACTCCTCACATTTACAATTACATAACTCATCTGGTAATTCTGTTCTCGTTACTTCGTTACCTTGTGAGTCCTTTATAGTTAATTCACTTAATTCTGTTTTCTTTACTAATATATCGTCTGTTGTTAAGTTATCTATATGACAACCACAATCATTACACACCTTTGTTAAGGTTTGATTTCCATTTGCTGTTATTTGCAATTTAATCACAACTTACCTTCATCTTTCCACATAGTAATTTGAACATAAGATACTACCATTACTACACAAATTATTGTTATTATATATTCCATTATCTCCAATCCCATACTTTAATTAAATTATATGATACACCAATGCCAACTATTGGTTCAGTTAATCCTGTTACTCCGTTGTATGCAACTCCAATAAATGGACCAAAGCTAAACTGATTTCTTGGTGGTTCTATTTGTTGGATTTCACCCCTTCCTCTAATCGTTATACCACCTAAGTATACATCATCAATATACGAAACAAATTTGTCTTTGTCAAGCTTTTCTATCTTTGGTGATAAATTAATTTCACCAATAGTATTGACATTTACTTTTTTAGTTGCCAGATAATCATCTTTCCAAGCAACCAATACTTGACCTTTGGTTTCATATTGTCCAATACGATTGACTTGTTTATCTGTAAACTCAAATCTATCATTAAAGACTTTACCATTAGTCATTGATACTAAAGGTTTTGATGAAAGTATTTCAACCTTTTGTTCCAAGTCATATAATCTTTCCAATAGTAATACATTTTCGCTACCACGAGTTTTATTGTGCTTATCCAAATCTAATAATAGTCTTTGATTTTGAACAACCAATAAATTAACTCTGTCTTCTAATCCATTGATTACTTTTTCTTGAGCGTCAACTTTCAATCTCAATGTAGCAAACTCACGATATAATTGTTTTACATCATATTTGTTTATTAAGATTGTAGTTCCTAATAATAAGATTGCACTTACTAATGAAAGTATATCTTTATAGTATTTCTTGAACCGCATTACCTATCGCCTCTTTCAGTGCTCCACCGAGTTCACTTCTATCGAACGGTAATTCTTCATTTATCTGAAAACCAGTAGAACTAATATCTCTATCGATAGTTCCTGTTCCATTACCACTTACTACTTTACCTGTTTTTTTATTTTTCAATTCAACAACTACACGAACTTCTGTTGTAGTGGTTTCTCTTCTAAATAATCCAAGTATTGTTGTACTGGTTCTTGGTCTTCCAAGATAAACAACTCTTGCTGTCATTTCAAAATCTGAATCTTGTTCTACCAAGTCATATCTTGAATCCATTACATTTTCTGTAAGTATGTTTGAAATACCTAAGAAAACTCTTGAGTCTTCTAATCCCACAATCTCTGCTTGATTAACAAAATTGTTAATACTCAAAGTAGGTGTTTTTAGGTTATCTTGTCCAACCATTGTTGGTTGTGGTAATTGTGCAAACACTACACTAAGTAGTATTGCGATTGACCATAGTTTCTTCATTTTTATCTCCTTAAAAATTAGTTCCAAATATAATAGAATAACTTATGTTTCTTTCACCTAAGTCATTAACTAATGTATTGTATCCTATATTGAATCCAAAATTCATCTTAAAGGTTTCAGTAAAGTTTATATCTACACTTGCGCCTGGATAAATCAATATAGGACTTTCCAATAATAAATATTTGTTTTCTGTTTTTAATCCCTCAAAATATCTAAAAATCGTATAACTTACAAAAGTCTGTAAATTTATATTAGTATCTCGAATTTTAATTGGATATCTATATCCATACATTAAATTTAAATTTAAAAAGTTTTCTCTTGATATTTGACCTAATGATGAACTCAATAGTCCAACTTGTCTAACATCATTACGAATTACTTTTCCATAATTTCCTGTGATTAACCAATCACTACCTTCAAAAGTTCTGTAATACAATGCTCCTGCATTCCAAAAAGCATTTTGATTTTTTTCTTTTGACTTTTTTGTATTACCATATAATCCCAATACCTTTTTTAAATCTAAAGTAATGTTTAAAGTGTAGTTAAACTCTTTGGTTAAATCAAAATTTTCTTGTGTATAAACCGAATTAAATGTTGCGACTGAACCATAATCATAAAAAGTATTAACGATATCTCCACCGATAAAACTTGGTTCCGAAGCTCCAATATCTTCTTCGTCTTCCCTTTCTAATTCATCTGCTAAGTTTGTCGAAATAGCTGATGCCAATGCTTCCTCTGCGACATTAACCGCACAAGGAAATAGTTTTTCAAAATCACTATAAACTTGTTGTGTCCAATTTTGTAGTGTTCCGTCTGCTACTTCTAACCAAGTAAAAAATCTTCGTTGGTTATAATAAGTAACCCAAAATCCATTCTCAGTTGTTTCAGTTGTATAATTTAAATTAACCGCTTGTTGATTACAAGGGTCTATATAATTATAACCGAAACCTTGTCCGTAAAGACTACTAAATACTAATAATGTGAGTAACCATTTCATTCATTTTATAATCCAAATAATTGTATTTCAATAAACAAAAGGGTTGCAAAAAATGTCAATGTAAATAATATTGCTTTTGGAATCTCCAAGTAATCTTTTTTCTTTCTTTCTCTCGAACAACAATCAGACATTACCAACCTCTCTTTTCTAATCTTCTCAATACATTTGCTACCGCAGTTATTACTGCTCCTGTTGTAGCGAACGATACGGTTGATTGGTCAAAAGACATATCAAGATTTTTCAATACACCTTCACCTTCTTTTGCACTTGTTCCTAATCCACTACCTGTAATGTATTTACCTGTTTCAACGTTTACTAAACGAACTTGGATACCTACCATTGTAGTGTTGGTTAGTTTTGCTTTTCTTCTTTTGATTTCTTCTTGATTGGATACTGCAAAGTCATAAATTTCTGCATAAGCAAACCATTTAGTTGTTGCGAATGTACCGACATTTAATTCTTCTTCAAGTAATCCACTAACACTTCGTTCCCACTCTTGAACCATTTTGTTAATGACTTCGTCTTTTTCTTCTACGAAATAGAAACGACCTGCTTCTTCTAAGACCTCGATAATTCGATTGGTCATACCAAACCCCACTCTTTTATCTCTTAGTTCTGGATATGCATTTAGAATATTTTCATTAATACTGATTTGAATTAATTGAATTCCTTCTGGTTCTCCGTCAAACCATTTGATATCATCTAAGGTTTTTTCTGCTTCATAAGATGCGATTTTAGATTGAACTTTTGTTTTACCTGATTGTGCTTCAACACTTGATGTTGCACAACCTAATAAAAACATTGTTATGAATAAACTTAATATGTGTTTCATTTTTCTACTCCTCGAAAAAGTTTGCGTTAATTTCTGTATACTTCTCGTATTCTTCTGGTAAGTCATCTTCATCATAGATTGCGTCTACCGGACATTCGGGTTCACACGCACCACAATCAATACACTCATCTGGGTCAATGTATAATTGTAATCCTGCAACTGATTCTAACCCTTCAACTTCTGCTCCTGCTCCGTCTTTATCAATTGGTCCGTGAATACAATCTACCGGACAAACTGCGACACAAGCAGTATCACAAGTTGAGATACAAGGTTCCGTAATTACAAATGTCATTACTTTTTAAATCCTAACATCATTAATTGAACCATAAAGATTAATCTTTTCAATAAAGATAAATCATCTCGTTTCAACTCTTTTTGTAAGTGTTTAATTTTTGCTTCGTTTGTTTTAAAGAACATCATTATTTTTTAAATTTTGCTAATGGGTCACCGTGAAAATCAACTTCGTGTTTTTCAATATGTTTGTGAGCTGCATTTGCATTATTTCTAACTGATTTAATTTCACCTTCTAATCTAACGATATCACCTGTGATACCTGATAAATCAACACCTTCAAAAGAATCGATTCTTTCTTTAAGATAATCAATATCTTTTTCAAAAGCATCTAATTTTTGTCCAACTAATTCTATGTCTGATGTTTCTGCGAATCCTTGAACTACTTCTTCTAATGAATCTATTCTACCTGTGAAAGTATACCAACCTGCGATTAAAGATGATAGTACCGTTACGATAGCTATGATGTTTTGTATTGATAATCCAAACTTTGCGTTTTGTAAATTATCTACTAATTGTTCTGCGTCTACTTGTTTTGCCATTTTTCCGTCCTTATTTAAATTTGCTGTCTATCCAGCACTTTCCGTAATATAATATCCCTAACCATATTGTAAACAATATTCCGTCAAGGTATCCTATTGAGTTCCAAACACTTACAATATCCATTATAAGTCAAACCCAAAAGAAATCATTAATGTTTCGTTAAAAAAACTATCTGTATTGTAATAATATGCTAATGATATATCAACAATACCTGCGTTAATACCACCACCAAATGTTAGATAGTCTACATCAAATTCTGATTCTGTGTAGTATCCTAATTTTAAACTTGCGATACCTAAATTGTATTCACCACCTAAACCGATTGAATTGTAGTCTTCAAAGAATTTTACATCTGATGATAGTGTAAAGTCTCCAAACTTCTGTCCAACACCAATACCTACCGACATAGGTAGATTTAGTTTTTGGTCTAAAAATTCAGTTTCTCCACCAACATCTTTTAGAACTAATCCTAATGATGTGTTTCCAAATTCTTTGTAAGCACCAATATCAAATCCATAATTCATCTTGACATCATAGTCATCAATAAAACTATGATTGTATAGATTTAATCTTGCACCTACTAACCAATCTCTAAAACCAAATCCATAACCACCACTTACTCTAAATGATGATGATTCAAAATCTCCCAACACTACTCCGTATTGGTCTGATTGAATTTGTGTTCCATAATTAAAGTAAAATATCTCGGTTGAAAAACCTCTCTTTGATGTTATGGAAATGCTTTGATATCCCATATCATCAGTAAGATTAGGTAACCAATCAACATATGATACTTCGTGTGTATGTTCATTTAATCCTGCAAATGCTGGATTATGAAATATATGTTTTGGGTTTGCATTTGCAATACCGACATTACCCATTGCTGCACTACTTACACTTGGATTAAGTGTAAAGATATTATTTGCTTGTGCGAATAATGTTCCTGTTAATACTAATAATGTTAATAATCTTTTCATTACTTACTCCTATTTTAAAATTGTAAATTTCTTTGTTTTGATTTTGTTTTCAGTTTCCATTAAGAATACATAAATACCTGAATCTAAATTCTGATAACCACTATGGAATTGTGGGTCAGATGATTCTGGTAATTCATCAAACTTAAAGTTGTGTAAACCTTCTTGTACTGATTCTTCTAAGATTGTTGCAACTTTCTGTCCGTTAATATTGTAAATACTAATCTTAACATCTCCGGCTTGTTCCATAAAGAATTGGAAGTTTATGTCGTTGTGTTCTGATTGTATAAATGGATTTGGATAAACATAAGTTAATTCATCTTCTTGTGGTTGTCCACCACCGAATGCCCAATACTTATTCCAAATACGAATATTACCACTTTGTCTTTCCATTAGTAAGTCGTCTCCGTTTGGATTACCTGCTGCATATTTACCTACGAATTGTAAGTCTGCTGTAATCCACTCGTCTGGATTGTTTTCACTAATTAATGATTGGAATACTAATTGTAATCCAACGATTTCATCAGTAATGTAGTAATCGATTGGTGCGTTGTTTGGTGAATTTTCTAATGAACCAAATGAAATTGTTTTATATCCTTCTTCGTCAATCTCTGATTCATTTAAATAAGTCATCCAAGGACCTGGTAATAAACCTGTTTGAGCATCTAAGAATTCTAATTGGTCTGCTTTGAATCTTACTTCAAATTCAAATCCTGCTATCTTATTAACCTCACCAGTCATTTCATCTGCGATTGGTGTAATGGTTAAAGGAACTACAACTTGATTACCCATTTGAACTTTAACACTTCCGTCTGCTGGTAATGATAAACGAACATCTGGATTTTCAACTATTGTTCTTGGTGATGATGTTCTTGCCCACTCGGTTGGTGGTGAACCATTACCCCAACGATAAAATGTTGTTCCATCTACGGTTGGTGTAATTGCTGTTCCGTTGTTGTCAACTTTAACACCTGTTAAATTCATATCACCTGTAAAGTAATATGCGATATCACTATCGTTTGATGTTCCAATAATATCTACTTGTTTAGAAGCGTCAGTAGTTTTAAATAAGTAATCTGGATTTACATCATCTCCAAATGTAGAACTACCTGCTCCTAACTTAATTGATAATGTGTCTAATCCTGTTTGAACATCATCCATTAATGGATTTAACCAAATAACTCCACCTCCGTCTTGTGTTAGTGTTGCGGTTTCTTGTGCTAAATCATCATCAACAAATATACTGAACTCTCTTCTTTGGTTTCTTGTGTTTCCGTCGTGTGCTTGATAATAATTTAAAGTTTCATCATTGTTTCCAGATTTTAAATTATCAATACTTGACCATTGTTGATAAGTTTCTCCATTGTAGTGTGTGTAGTTTGTTTCAAATACTCCTGATGTGTATGCCCATAAGAAATATGTGTCGTTTAATTGGAACTTGTCATCTCCGTCTACATCACCGATTAAATACGCACTTGGTGTTGCAATATCAATATCGGTTTCGTTATCAAATTTATTTGATTGGAAATTAAATGATGCGATTGCGTCATTGATGTTGGTGATTGCTCCTCTATCTAATAAATAAGTTGTGTGGTCTCCAACATAGTCATCTGCTTCTGGTGGCCAGAACGACATACGATATCTGTTGTTTCTCGGTAAAGAAATATTGAAATATCCTTTATCATCTGTGTATGTCCAATACCAATAACTAACTCCTCTAAATCCGTCGTTTTGGATTTTCTGGTCTGATGTTGTTCCTGCATTTTGTTCATAGTATCTCATATGTTGATACCCTAATGCAAATGTTCCAGCGTTATCATAACTACCCATAACATCATCATTTAAAGATTCATCTGTTAAACTTGAAGGATAATTAACATCTCTTGGATTTCTCCAATTAGAAAAATTGTCTGGATTGGTTTCATCTAATTCAAAGATAACTTTCCACATAGCATATTTGTTTCTTGAATATGCATTTGTTCCGTCGTATTCTCCAATGTATCTCATATATCCTTCAACATCAACAAGTTTCGGGTGTAAAGTAATATCACCACGAGCAGCTCCGTTAAAGGTTCTTTCACCTGTATAGTAATTACCCCAATTTCCGTCAATGTAAACTTTATAATCTAAGAAATATGCGTCTGATACATAAGTGTAATATCCTGATGACCCGTCATAAAATGTTGGTATTCTAAATGCTTTTGGTGCAAAGTCATCAACAACATCATTTATTTTAAAATATAATTTTATTATTTGTGCTTGGTTTCCATTACCAGTTCCGAATGTTTTATCTGGTGTTCCATCATTATCTGCGTCAACTCCGTGTGATACCATAGTAACTCTTAACCAATCGTATCTTGTATCGGATATTGATTCTTCTACTAATGTTTCAGATGTTCCGACTGCTAATGAATCTTGATAACCGACATTTTGATAATGAACTACTTCAAATGAATAGTCTGCTCCTGATGATTCATCACCTTCAGTCCAACCTGATATATGACTTCCTTTAACAACTTTGGATTCTCCTTGACTCCAAGCATTAACTGATGTTTCACCTGATTCTACCCAAGTGATTAAGTCGTTATCGAATGCAATATCAAACCTAAGTGTAGTAATATCTTCCCCTACATCATCTAAGGTAACTTCCATTTCCAAAACTTTATCTCTCCAGATATCGAAGTTATTATTATCGAATGCTGGATTTGACGCATCTGCTGCTAAGAAATCGTCTAAATCTTGTGTAACTGAGTTTTTCCACCAAGTTTGTGGTGAATCCCAACTACCTAATTGTTTTACTCTTATGATTGGATTTTGTGCAAAAACTATTCCAAACATAACCGCTGACATAACCATTTTTTTCATAAAATGAAACATTGTTTTCTCCATTGAGTTTAATTCAATAATAAATATAAGATTGTTAAAAATTAGATATCAAAGCGAACTATGAAACTGGTTTCAATGTCGTCTGATAATTTGATAGGTTTTGCGAGTTTTCCGTGAGCCAATAGTTCATTATTTTCACTATATAAACCTATATCAGTCACAAAAGGTTTGAAATTAGATTCAGTTACAAAACCCAATGCTTCTGATGCTGCATTATAAAATGTAGCGTAACTTCCTGTTCCTTGTCCACTTGGTTGGTCACCTGGTCCAAAGTAATTAGACATTGAAACAACACCCTCAGCCATTGTAATACTACCACTTCTATCCGGTGTAATACTAATATTTGTTGTTGTATTGAACTCGTGTGGTTTTACCCTTACACGATATTCGTACTGATAATGAGTTTGTGTTGCTTTGTATTTTAAATTATATGAAGTTCCAAATCCAACGTCTTTATATGAACCAGTATCAGTCATTACAAATAGTCCTTGTTCATAAAAAATATTTCCTACTTCCGAACCACTACCACGAGTTGCTGCTGTGGTTGAACTACCACTTAAAAAGTTGTTTGTTTTAAATGTTGAAAAACTTGCTGAATGATTATTGTCATAAAGATTTCCTTCTCCGTCATCTCTAATGTCAAATGTTTGTCCACCAACAGTAGCTGATAACTCAATACTACCTGGTTTTATTTTCTCACCATACAATTCCCTTGCTACACTAATTACTGATGCTGAATCGTGTAGATTTCTATTCATAGAACCAGTATTTACATACTCCTTTCCGTGTTTAGAATAAAATAGATTGTGTAACATTGTATATGTTGGTAATCCAAAGTAATTTGTAGATACTGAACCAGATGTGATTGTTGTGATTGCGTCTGATGAACTCACATAATTAAACTTAGAACCTGAACGAGCTTTGGTAGCAAATACACCACTACCACTATCGTTATTGGTAAATGTAAAGTTCTTAAAAGACTGAAATGCTTTTATAGTTGCGTCGTTATCTAAGTCAAGATTTTTGAACATTAGTTTGTCCTAAAAATCAAGTTTCACTTTAATAATAGCTTCCCTTGAATATGATTTTAATAATGGTTTACTTAGTTTAGCAATCGCCAATAATTCATTGTCATCATTGTAAAGACCAACCTGTGTAATAAAAGTTTTAGGGTCTTTAAAGAAAGTTCCTTGTGTTAGACTTCCGTCCGAACCAGTAGAGAAAGTTGGATTAGAACTAAAATTAAAGTCTTTATTATTTGCTCTAATAAAGTAATTTGTTGAACTAATTTCTTCTTCTCTTCTTGCTTGGAAACTTGAACCTGATTTAATTGAATTATAGAATGCTTGTGGTCTATTATCAAATGTATCTGTACTTCTTGGATTTGCTGGGTCTAAACCACCACTCGCCTCCATTTGAGATGCGTCTAATAATATAATTCCTAAGTCTGGATAGAATAATCCTAATCCACCACCTGGTTGACTTGCTGCTGCTGTATTGATTCCGTCATTAATAGAACCACTAACAACATTGAATACTCTACCACCCTCATTTACGACTGGATTACTTCCAGCACCACTATCATCAATTAATTGAATCTTTGCTGCTTTACCAGCCATCTGACCTGTTAATTGTAATTCCCAATTACCTGGGTCAATCTTTTCTCTTTGTCTTGCTCTTTGGAACGAGATAAAGTAAAAGTCATCACTTGATGATGGTGCACCTGAAAATGTAAATTCATCTGTGTTTGGTGCCAAGATAACATTTCTAAATTGTCTATATAGAGCTGCTGTCTGTCTACCACCTGTTGTCAGTTTAGTTGTATTACCTGCTGAACCACTCCCGTGAATATTTGCATATCCAACTGCGATTTGTGTTTCTGCTGATGTATCTGTATTTGGGTCTACATTATATAGTTCCAATACTGAACCTGTTATATTTCCATTACTTGACTGAGTAAAAAATGAAGTAAGAGTTGAACTTCCACCACTCCACAATCCACTTGAGATTGTAGTTCGTTGATTTTCAACAATGTCGTTTTCTGGATTAAATCTTTGAAATGCCATTACCTACTCCTTATACTTTACTTGGGTCTGCTTTTACTGAGATAGCTACGGTGAATTGTGCACCTGAACTATTACCAGTTACTGACAAGTTTGTGTTTGTTAATGTTGTTAATGACCTTGAAATAACTCTTACACTTTTACCGACAACTGATATTGAACGTTTTCTTTCTGCTTCATTCATAAATACTGGTGTTGTTGCTCCAGCGTTAATGAAGTCCTGTTCAAGTCTACCACCTGGAAGTGTTTTTCCACTTGGTCCAGCTCCACCACTTAATGACAAGTTAGCAACATCTGCGTTAAACAATGTAAATGTATATGTTTCGTTTGGTGCATTTCTTGTGTTAGGTGATACGGTTTGTGTAATACCTGCTCCATTGAAAGTCAATGAAGGTGAAGGTAATTCCAATATAGGAAGCTTGTTTGTTTCCTTTGGAAGTGTTGTCAATTTATATCTCATTAGTTGATTCTCATCTACGAACGCTTCTAATAGTGGCATATTCTCAATGACTGCCGCATAGAAGTTTGACCCGTTTGGGTGTGATGTATCGTAAAGATTGTAATCAACCTCGTCGTCTGCTAATGCAAACTTTGTAATTTTAAATTCGTTCTGCCCTCTTGCCAAAAGTTCACGACCTTTTTTTGTCAAGATAGCGTCTACTGTTATACTCGTGTTGTCTAAAAATCCCATTTTATTTTACTCCTGTGGAAATGATATAACTATTCTTTTTCAATAATAAATATAAGAAAGTTAAATTTTCCATTGTTTTAATCCGTTCTTAGTTTAGATATATCTGAATCTTGTGTCTTTAATACTGTTGGTGCAACTTCATTGACTATTACTGGTTCCTCTCCGTCAATTGAATTATCTCTTGTTAAAATATTTCCTTGATAAAATGCTCTAAATAAATTAGTTGATACTGCCATACTTTCTACATCTGATGGTTTAAATGATGAACTATATGCTAATGTTGGTCCAATAGAAGCACTCAATGAACTTGAATAGAAAAATTCTTTTACTTCATATGTTTGTGATAATCTTGAACCTGTAATGTTAGGTTGTAATACTTCTGTAAATATATTATTGTGTGAACCCAAAGTAACACTTGCTGTTGCATATGTTGTTCCGTATTCACCTCGTTTGTCTATACCGTCTAATATCATTATAGAACGATTATTTAAGAATCCTAATGATGAACCTGTATCAAAGAATGCTAAATTAATATCTCCACCATAGGTTGTATATTCACCACTTGTTTCAAAGTAATTATCATTAGAACCTGTTATGTATCTTGTAATAAGAATACCAGTATCATACTCCCCAGCGTTTTCAAAAAATGTGTTTTCAAATTCTGGTCGTTGTCCTATGACTTGCTTATTTCTTTCTAAAATATTTGGTTCTATCAATACACCAATACTTGTTTTTGCTCTCGCTGGAACTAATTGTAAAATTGTATCGTAAATACTACTATCATAAAATTCTAAAATTCTTAAATAGTCAAAGAAATTATTTGACATATCATATCGTTTAAAGTATTCTTTTCTTAAATCTCTTAAATCTTTATAAAAAGGTCTGTATTGGTCTCTTGGGTCACCAATGTAATCGTCAAAATTAAAATCTGCAATACTATACATTATGTCTTCATTTACAATATCAACTGGTGAAAAGTAGATTCCTAATGAGTGGTCATCAAGTGGTGCGAAGTCATCATTGGATTGTTCTCGTCTTTTATCAACTAACAATGAACCACTACCATTTATATCTTTTGGTATGTCTGAATCCTCAATTCTAATCTTAGTCGCATTTCTACGAGTTGGTCCTAAACTTGGAACTCTTAACTTTTCTTGGTCTACCAATGTTCTTGAGAAGTTTCCTGTAAATCCAACAACATCAACCGATTGTGGTTCTGTATACAATGATAAATCGTGTGCTGTATTTGAAGCTGTTGCTGAAGATGATAAATTTTTATTTTCATCTAATTGATAACGAACTAATAATTCATCAAATGATGAAGAATAACTATTACCATTATATGATTTTGGTGTTCGGACGTGATTGTCAAATACACTTGAACTTAATGGTTCTGACCATAATCGATATTCCATTAATGAACCTGTAAACTGATTTCCAAATGAACTACCACTACCACCTAAGTAAACGTGTCCACTTGAAGTAAATGCTGCATTGATTGCAGAAGATGTCACTTCCATACTTTGACTATCTTGATATAAAATCTTTTGTCTTGAAGACTCATAATATTTTGTTGTTAATTCAAATGAAGAACTCGCATAAATACTATCATCATCAAATTCATCACCATTACTTGCTGACTTTCTTGTCAACATAACTGACCACATCTCATCATTATAAAATGGTTGTAGTGATGATGTTATATAATTTACACTTCCGTCTGAACCACTAATGGTAAATCTTAAATAACCATAGTCATCTGTTTCTCCATTATCCTGTAATGAGATAGCAAAGTTATCATCTTTTTGTAAAATTACTTGGTCTTGTGATTTAGGACTTCTAAATCTAAATTCTAATGTATCAGGAATTAATCCATCTGCTGCTGCTTTCCAATTAGACTTAATGTATTGTGCTGCTTTAAAATCTAATGCTCTTGTAAACTTTCTTTTGATTTCATAACTTACTCTTGTTCCTTTATCTGGTCCACCATATTCACGAACTCTCAACATTGTACTTGGAATCCCATAACAATTTAGTAATCCTTTTAGAGAACGTTCTGTTCCTTTTGTTTTGATAAAGAAAGGTAAGTTTGCTAATATTCTTTTCCAAATCTTTTCCGTAACTGCTTCTTGTGGTGATTCATATAAATCTGTTCCGTCTTTATTTTTTCCTAATAAATAAGTTGGTAAAGATAATAAATCATTACCACTATATAGATTCATACCAAGTGCATTTGCATAATGTATCGCTACATCTTTTGATATACCCTCAGATATTTTATTTACTCTTACATTTAAATCCGTTATGGATTTTGTATAACTCCATATCTCATCAAATTGTTGCCCAACCATATCCATAAATTCTAAGAACACATTGTTTTCAGTATCTGCGTAAATATGTTCTGGTAAAGAGTTTCTTAATGAGTTCATATTTCTTTGGTCATAATCAGAAGATTCTGTAATTCTTCTATTGAACCAAGTATTAGCATCTGAACTACCGACTGCTGCTAATGTATATGGTGATGATGAATTTGTCTTAGGCCAAGTTGTATCGTGGAATTGTCCAGCTGATGAACTTACATAAGATGAACTTTCAAAATACATATGATGTTCAAATGGGTCAAATGAATTTTTAACTCTTTGTCTTTTTGCTTCTATTTCTTGTATAGTTTCTAATGAACTTGAAATACTAACTAATGATGAACTATCTGAATTATATCCTTCTATTAGTTTTAATTTTTTTTCAAAATTTCTAATTCTTGTTTCTGCACTTGAAAAGTGAATAAAGTTTCCAAACCCATAATCATCTGATTCTATTGTTAAATCAGTAGTGGTTTTACCATATTCTGTATTTGGTTGAACATCTAATAAACTACCTGATATTAATAATCTTTCTATATCACGAGTATCATCAGCGTTTGAACTTGTTAATGCGTTATGTGTTCCGTATTGTGTTCCTTGAAAATTAATTGGGTTGTCTATTGAATTAAAGTTTGGAAGTCTTAAGAATATTCCGTCATCAACATCATCTTCAAATGGAACTAATCTAACATTATCAATATAGTCTGGTAATCTTTTTTCTACAAATGTAAAACCTTCTCCAAACTCAATATCATTTGTTAATGGTAATTTTGTTTTTAAAATTCTTTGTTGTCCGTCAACACCCAATACACTATTTGTAACGAGATAATATTGTGAATCAATTTTTACATAAGTTTTATATCGTTCTATATTGTTCTTTACATAATTTACTCTAAATCCTTTGAAGCGATTTGCTACTTGGTCTTCACCTTTATGTCCGTAAAGATTTACTCCGTCATTATAAGATAAAGAAACTCTAATACGATTACTATCTATAACTTCTTCAATAGTAGCTACATAATCTCTCGGTGATAAATTAGATTGTTCTTGTTTAGGATTAATAATTTCCTCATTAGCTATTTGCTGATACTTTTTGGTAAATTCACCATTTGGTTTAATAACTTTTCTTTTTACTAAATCATCTTTTGATTGTGCTCTATTTCCCAATCCGTCATTAACCAACGCTGCTTTTGTTTCATCACTTACAAAAAATACTTCACCTGCTTCATCTCTACCACTTTCAACGTGTTCTCTAAATTCATCTCTTACTGCTTGAATACTTGCTGGTGGATTTTTTGGGTCAAATCCAGCGTCTGCGATTGGGTCAACAATCATTTTTCCATCAACACCGATTTCCTCTAATACTACCCCACCCGGACCTAAAACTTCTATTACTCCGTCTGGTCTAACGATTGTTGGTGAACCTTTAAAATTTGGTCCCGATACGACATTTTGTGGTTTTGGTTGTGGTGCAACTACTTTTGGTTTTGGTGTTCTTGGTGGTGCAACTCTTGGTGGAGCTGTTCCTGTTGGTCGTTTTTTATTTGAACGACTTCCCGCTCCGACTTGTCTTGACTTACTTGTTGCTCTTGCCATTAGTATCTACCTCCACCTTGTCGTCTTGTTGTTCTTGTTCTTACTGGCGCTGACGCTACCTGTGGTCTTGATGTTCTTGTTCTTACTGGCGATGATGCTACCTGTGGTCTTGATGTTCTGACTGGTGCCGAAGGAACTCCCAAAGCTGGTGGTGCCGGTCTTCTAATTGGTTGACCAGCTATTCTTGTTGTAGGTCTTACTTCTCTAACCGGAACACTTGGTCTTGGTCTAACGAGTTGTATTACTGAACGAACTGGTGCTGGTCTTGAAACTTTTCTTGTTTTTCTTGTAACTTCTATCTGTTCGTTTATAACTTCAATTATAGTTTCTCCTGCAGGAATTTTCTTTGTAAGACCTGCTTTAATGTTATTTCTGGCATTACCTCTTTTAGATTTTACCTTTCTAATGTCTTCTTTAATGGGCTTTCTTTTGATAGGAATAATTTTCCTTTTCTTTTTTCTTTTTACTGGTCCACCTAAAATTTCTTGTTCTCTTACACCACCTGAACCTATAACTCCAAGTCCTGTTTTTACTGGACTAAAGTCTGGTAAGTCTTCAATAAAAGGTCCTTTTGGTGGCGGTGGTGGTGGTGGTAAAATTAAATCTTTTTCTTTTTCAATTTCTTTTAAATCAACATCTGAAATTATTTCATCACCTTTTGTATCACCCTCTTCTGGTCGGTTTGCTTTAATGTCAACTGGAAATCCATTGACGGTTTGTGGTTTAGGAACTGGTCCATTATCATCTATTGGTAATGGTTTTATTTCTTCTAACACATCTGTATTTTGTGGTCCTATTCCTCCTGGTCCTGGATTTGATATTGCTATATCTACCCTTATTGGGGTAAAGCTATTATCTTGGACTGATAATCCTGTACTTCTTGAACGAGCACCTTGTGCTACTTCTGCTCGTCCCACTTTCCTACGAATTGCGTCGGTTCTTCTGTTTGCTCCTATGAATGCTCTTCTTGCCATTAGTATTGCTCGTTTGCTCTTTCTTGTAATGCTCCGTCTGCTATTTCTCTTTCGATTGGGTCCGGGTCATTTAGTAATATGTCAATTAATTCTTTGTTTGATATTCCATCACTTCTAAAATCTGAAGCTGCTCCATCACTAAGAAGTCCTTGTAGATATGGTGTATCGTCATCATCATCTATTACGACATCACTATTATCAGTATCCTCATCTCCATCAATTTTATATAGTTTTGGTATAATGATTTGACCACCTACCATATTTTGTGTGAACCCTCTATCTTTTGGGTCTATATCAAATTCTAAAACTTGCGGGTCTTTTGGGTCAAATTTTATAGAACCCATATTTTGTCTACTTATTGGTTTATATTGAATCATCTCACCCATTTCAATAAACTCTTGTATGTATTCTGAATTTTTTATTTTATCATTAAGCTGTAATATAAATTCTGTTCGGTCTGGTGAAGTTTCTACGAGTTCATATTTCATTTCTTTAATGAATACTTCTTCACGCATAGTCTTGTCTGATTCATCACCAGTTGCTTTAAAAAACTTTACTTCATCATTTACTACATCTCTTTCAACTTGACCATCAAAAATTGTTCCTTTTCCATCTACAAATTGAGTAGTTTCTCTACCAGCTAATCTTCTAAGAAACTTATATGTAACATTGTATTCACCTTCACTAAATCCTAAATCTCTTAGGTGTTGTCCTACATCAAGGTCTATGAAATCCCCGTCATTTTGAAAGTTAACTTCATTAAGACCCATAATTTTACTGATAAGGAAACTACCTTCCATATCATAAACATATAGAACCATAAAATCACTTTCAAAGTCTCTACCCCAACTACTATAAACTTTTTCTGGATTAAAGTATTGGTTTCTTTCTTGTTGTGTAAATCCGTATTCTAATGCCATTATTTTTCATCTCTCTGGTATGGAAAACCTAATTGTAACCAAATCTCTTGTCCTCGTCTTGTATGATATAATTGTTTGTTAATTACATCATCATACTGATAACCGGCTAAATCTTTTTTTAATGAACGATAGTTGTGTCTATGACTTCTACCACCACCTGGTCTTTTCTTTTTACCTTTTTTTGTGAATTTCTTTACTTTGATTTTGTCTTGTCTGAATGCTTTCCAACCTTCTACATTTTTACCACCGATAGGACCCTCAGTTTTAAAAAATGTATTTAATACTGAGTGTAGTTTATCGGTTGACATATCTGGTGTAAATTCTTCATTAAAGTAAATATTCATAACTTGAATTAGATTATCTCTTTTTGTCAGTTGGAATTCTACCTCTTCGTCTGTTGCTTCGTCGATAACATCATTTTCTTCCTCATCATCTTCTTCCTCATCTTCTTCTGGTTGAAAATAATAAGTAAATTCATTATCTATTTCTCCTTCAAAAAAGTATTGTGCATTTTCTAAACGAACTTGTTCAAACTCTTCTTCTAATGAAACACCAATCGTTTCACTTTCAAATGAAACTAAAAATCCCTCATCATCTCTAAGTGGTGTATTGGCATCTATTGAAGCAGAAATAGATTGTTGTTGTTTTAAAAATTCTATTTCTTTTTGATATTCTATTTCAGCACCATTAAGTATGTTGCTGTATAGTTTAGATTTTTTTGCTGCTTCACTTGGTAAATATGGCATTGTTATCTCACAACTCTAAATTCATAATTGTCATCATAGTAATTTATTTGTTCGTCAGTTGTTCCACTTCCACTAACTACCTTAACACAAAAACGATAATTTCTTTCTGCTTGAAATGCATTCATTTGAACTCTAAAAAAGTTTCCGTCTGAATCACAACTAATTCTTGAACCACTACCAAAAGGTATAATTACTTCTTCGGTATCAGCGTCTCTTACTTCATATTCTACTGAAGCACTTGGTAAATATTTAACACCCAATTCACTTGGCGTTGCGCTAAAACTTGATGAAGGATAAAGTTCTCTACCAACTACTCTAAATTTTACAATTGACTTTTCTTTGTATTCTGTTTTCATATTTTTAAAGTAAACTTTTAATCTTTCTAAGTCTGTTGAACTTAAAGCAGATAAACTTCCTGTTGACCAAGAACTATCGTCCCACTCTGCTTCTAATTTAGGTGGATAGATTGTATGGGTTTCTCTTGAGAAATATTGTAGATTTCCTAATCTTGAACTATCACCCTCTTGTCCGGTATTAAAGTCAAACATAGATGAACTTGGGTGGTCTCCATAAGAACCACTATCTTCTCTTTTGACTATAAAACCATTATTAGGATAAACTGAACTTGAATATATAAAGTTGTTTACCATATCGGTAACATCTGCCCTAACATCTTTTTTATCAAATGTTAAGTTGTATGATGATGACACTTCGTATTGTCCACTACTCGCCGTAAACCAAGAACCACCGTCAGTCAATACTGAACCCGTTACCCAAGGTGTTTTTGCCTCGTGGTCACGATATTGATAGGTCGCTCCATTTTGTGTTACTGGGTCGTGGTCAAGTTTTCCTGAACCTTGTTTCCAACTACCACTAACCATATAAATGTGTAGTGATTGTTCAACTTCAACTTCATCTGATGTTGCGTCAAATAAATTTAAATAATATTTTGCCGTAGAAGGTATTTTTCCGTCTTGAACTGATTTAGAAATAAAACTTAAATCAAAATCAATCAATACTCTTGATACATTTCCTACCGTACCATTATTGTTTACAACTTTATTTATTTCTAATATTTCATCAATACCCGTATTTCTGGAAGCTGTTGTTCCGCCAGAATAAAGTGTTGTATCTCTTTTTCCAAATTCAAAATAATGCATTATCTATCTCCCACTACTCTACCCTCAATATCTGTATTAGGGAATTTAAGTTCAAATATACTTGGGTCTAATGAAGGATAAACGATTCCGTCTTTTGTAGCAGAAATCATATCATAAATGTTACCACTATATCCAAGACCAGTTTCAAATTTATTCTCAATAAGTATAAGTTCGTTGTTTGGATTATTTTCTGCTGGTGGAACTAATGATACCACACCCTCACAAGTGGAAATCTGATATGCTAAATCACTTAATATAATTGGTTGATTGATTTGCCATTTTTCTACTTGAAAGAATTCTTTTACTTTTTGTATTGTTCTAAACAATACATCATTTTTATTATACCCTCTTTTTGTAACGATATTATATTTTACACCAAAGTTAATTATGTATCCGTCTTTAATGTTGATAGCGTCTGTTAATAATCTATATTGAGATAAATATGTTTTAACATTATTCTTTACCGCCCTGTTTAATCTAACTAAACTTTTACTTGAATCGTATCCCAATAAATACATATTTAGTGCTAATGGATTTTTGACTGCAGTTCCTTTACTTCTCGTATCAACTGTTATACCATCATTAATAACTAATTGTCCATTCTGTTCTAATTGTTCGTCTTGAACAATAAATGCTTTTGCTACATTACCATACTTTTGTGGTAAAGAGTAAACTCTTGTTATGTAATCAGCTTTTGTTACTGCTCTATTTTGTGCATTGAAATAAGCAGATGCATTTTGCTTTATTTCTGTAATGGTTTCTGTTGAAGCACCACCCGAAGCTGGTTCTTCATTTATAGCTGTAATACTTGATTCTACCGCACTTAGTAAGTCAGCGTCTAATCCAAGTGTATTATTAGTATATGATAATCTGTTAAATGATGTTATACTATTTGTTGATACATTGTGTTCTACTGCTCCACCATAATTATAAGTTACGGTAAGTGTTGTGTTACTTGGTGCTAATCCGAATGTTCTTGTTTTTAAGAAATTACTTGGGTCAAATGCTTCATCTAATCTTGAAACACCTAATCCTAATCTTGAACCGACATTATCAGGATTTGGAATGATTTCTTCATCTGCATTATCACTAACTCCGGAACCAAATAATAATTCCATTTTATTATCATCACGAACTCTTGTTGTGAATCGTCTTGCAGTTTTAATTAACTTTAATAAGTATGGTGTATCGGTTTTGAACTCAGCTAACGCTGGGTCATTGAGTGTTGAATTTTCTTCATCTTCAAACACCGTATCTTGTGCTAAGAAAGGAACTTCATAGTATTTATTATTTTCACTATCCGTAACTTCAACGATACTTGTAACTTTATTATTTGATAAAACTATCTTATCAAATTCTTTTGCATTTGTAAATGAAAAGGTTTCCTCTTCCCTAATACCAGATTGCACCATTCCTCTTTTAGTTAATCTAAAGTTTGTAGGAATATTACCTGATGACGGTTGTAATGCTTTTACTTCCATAGTGTCTAATGAACTTGACACTTTAAAATCAATATCATCTAATAATGTAAATTCTGTTCCATTGTTTGCTACCAGAGTTGAGTTAGATTCTATCTTACCAGCGTAATCTAAGTCTGGTTTATAATTATCAGAGTCAATAGCTACTGCTGGAACATCTATACTAAATGTCATCTCAACCATAGCAGGTGATGCTAATCTTGGTTTATATCCATATGATTGTGCAATCGCTAAAACATTTTTTCTTTCTTCTGCGAACTGAATTAAAGTTTCTCTAAATTGATTATCAACATAGTAGTTCAATACATCTCCGACATACGCTGCCATTTCAACAAACATCATACCTGGTGATGCTTCATTAAAGTCATTGTATTGATTTGGGAAATAGGATTTCGCAAACTCTATTAAGTTTTCTCTAATATCTGTAAAGTCTCTACCGAGATAACTTACTTCTTTTGATAATATTTTTTTATTTGTTCCGTAGTCGGACATTTCTATTCTCCAATTCTAAAGTCAAAGTTTAATAATTCAATTGTATCTGGATTAAGTGCAACTGAAAACTCAACCTGAATATTGACTTGATTTCGTTCTTGTGTAGTGAACACGTTTATAATGTTAATATAAGGTAAAAAGGTATCGGCAGCTATTCGAATAGATTCTTCAACTCTATTAGGAATATCTTGTCCTTGTTCAAAGACAATGTTTTTTAAACGACTCCCAAAGCTTGGTTGAAAGATTCTTTCACCTGGTGTAGTAAGTAATAAGTTTCTAAGATTTGCCTTTGATTGTTCTAATACGGTTTTCGTTTTATAGAAAAATCCCTCTGGACTATGGTCCAACGGAAATCTTATTCCGACATACTTGTCTTCATTTCTATCTATTTCTCTTACGCTTCTTGCCATTTTTTATTAAGGTCTAAAATTACCTTCACCACTTTTCTTTTTATTAATTGCTTTCATCAATCCAG